TTGTATACGTTCCTACAACACCAACAGTTTCAAGCGTAACAGTTACACCCGACACAGCAACCGTATCTGCTAATTCTTCACTTCAGCTTACAGTTACCGTTGCAACCACAGGATTTGCACCTAAGACAGTTGTTTACGAAAGCGACACAGAAGGTGTTACAATTACCGAGGGCGGTGTAGTTCAGATTGATGCAGGTGTAAGCGGAACAGTTGAAATCACAGTTACATCCACATTTGATGCAACAAAATCAGACACAGTTACTCTTACAGTTGCGTGATTATTCTCTAACAATAGGGCGGCGTTTTAAATCAGACGTCGCCCATTTTTAATAAAGAAAGGGTTTAAGATATGGCTTATATTGTACCAAATACAGATGTGTATTTATTGAAAGACATTAAAATTACACCTACTTATACGGACACAATATATTTTGCAACAAAAGCTGCACAAACCGCTTACTTTACAAATCCCCTTAAAAGAGTTGCCACTCTTACTGCTCAGAGCTATCAAAGACATAGCAGAGGATGGCTAAAGGTTGGTTTACCTGCTAGTGTTGTATCACAGGCAAATTATATGATGTTCAAAAATAGCACATTTGAAAACAAATGGTTTTACGCATTTATCATCGATTGGGAATATCTGAATAATGGCAATACGCTGATTTCATACATGATTGATGATATTCAGACATGGTTTTTTGATTGTGAACTTGGTGATTGTTTCGTTGAACGTGAACACACAATGGACGACACAGTTGGCTCAAATAGGATTCCCGAACCTGTTGGTAGTGATAGGGTTATAATGAACACCCGTTGGGAATGTTCTGATATGACAGATTACACCGTTGTTATACAGGCATCACAGGAAAATCGCGGTGAAAGTGGTTGGGAAACGGACGAGTTACACCAAGGTCAATATAACGGACTTGCTATTTCACGTATGCCATGTAATACAATTGAAGAAGCAGAAGATATAACAAACCTGCTTAATGATATGGTAGGCGATGGGTCATATAGTGAAACAGCCACAGAACAGCAGCAGGTAGTTTCTGTGATAATGATGCCGAGTAGATTCACTAACACGGGTGGTTCAAAAACTGTTGGAAGTATTACCGTTGATAACACACCATTTAGCGTTACGGAAGGTTTCCAAGGAACACGTACAAGCGTAAATGGTTATGTGCCTAAAAATAAGAAGCTATTGACAGCACCTTATAAAACACTTCTTTTGACAAATGGTATCGGAGCAAATGCCACCCTTGATTATGATGAATTTGTGAATCCACAGGGCACAAAAGTTTCACCTAGTTTCAAGGTAAGCGGCACAATGAATGGTAGCGGTCAAATGATGTGCGTACCACAGAATTATAAGGGTGTAGAAAACAATTATGATTATAAGATTGTTATATCCGAATTTCCTCAATGCGGTTACACCCTTGATGCGTACCGTGCTTGGGTTGCAGGTGGTGGAGATGTAAGGCAGAAAGTTGATGCAGTAAAAGGTATCGCAAATGGTCTTTTTGGTGCGTTGAATCTTATCAACAACGTTGGAAAAGCATTTAACAGCCTTTGGAATCACAACTACGAAGCAAATTATGAGCAGAGAACAAAAGGCAAGAATCTTAACCAAGGTGCATTAAATGCCGTAAGTGTTGGTGCAACAAACTATGCTAACAAAAATACATCAGTTGCCGAAGCAGTTGGTAATAGCAATGCCGTTTCAGCAGGTGGCAGCATAATTGGTGGATTGGCAAATACCGCAGTTAACTACATGGAAACTGAATACAATGCAGGAGTACAGGCTAACATCCCTGTTGGTATGACAGCAGGAAATGTGATGGTTGGTTTAAGAGAACTCAATTTCAGGTGTTTTGATGTTGATGTGAACGCTAAAGATGCTCAGATAATTGATGAATACTTTAGCAAATATGGCTATCAGACAAACAGGCTAAAAGTACCCAATATTAGTGGTAGACCACAATGGAATTATGTTAAAACCAAAGATTGTGAGATTATCGGTAATATTCCTGCCGCAACAAAAGGCGCAATCATGGACATATTCAATGGTGGTATAACATTTTGGAAAAATGGTGACAATATTGGTGACTATTCACTCAACAATCAGATTGTATAAGGGGGTATACAGATGGGAAAAAATAAAATGCGTGATATTACCTGCGGAATAAAAGGTGATTATCAGTTTTGGGAAAGTGCAAATGCCAACTCTATTGCAGAACAGTATTATCTTAGCAGACTTTCAGAACTTGCCATGAGTATGTTCAAATGGAAGAATATGCCCGATTCAATTGATGTTCGTTTTCTTGAATATACTTTGTTCTATGAGGGCGCAGCAGTTTTCTTTAAGGATGATGATTTAACTATCGCAAACACAAATGACAAAGATGGCACATATCTTGCTTTGCAGGTTGTTCTTGGCGGTAAGCTGAATGTATACAGAGTTCCCGACAACAGAAAAGCCTATGCAGTTAACACTTACAATAAGCAGCTTGATGCAGATAATTCTGTGATTATTTGGAATAACATGATTAGGTTGCCCGAATATGGAAGAATGATGTTCTACGCATCCAAACTTGCACAGATTGACCGCGCTATTGATGTGAATGTAAAAGGTCAGAGATTTCCTATTGCAATCCTTTGTGATGAAACACAGAGGTTGACAATGAAGAACGTGTACAAGCAGTATGACGGAAACGAGCCTTTCATATTTGGTGACAAAAATCTTGACCTTAGTGCTATACAGGTTGTCAACACAGGCTCACCGTATGTGGCAGACAAATTGCAGCAGTTAAAGAATAATATTTGGGCAGAAGCTATGATGTGTTTAGGTATACCGAATAGCCCATCAGAAAAGAAGGAAAGACTTGTTGCAAATGAAGCTAAGGTATCACAGGGTGGTACACTTGCATCTAGGAGTTCAAGACTTGAAATGCGTAAGATAGCTTGTAGGGAAATAAATAATATGTGGGGGCTTGACACAGATGTAGAGTACAACCAAGACCTTGATATGACAACAGAAGATGGCGATAGTTCAGAACTTGAAGAAAGCGAGGGATTTGACAATGAGTAAATATACTACCGAAGTTAGATATATCTGCGAAAAAGCAGCAGGTTTGGATAGTAGTGTTGGTTACAACGATGTGAATGAGGTTGTCACAAAGGCGTATCCAAAGATATTTGATGATTCACTTGTTTTCCATAATGAGGAAACTAAGAGTAGACTTTTACCGAAAATTCTGTTACACTATTATCAGAGGGAAATCGGTTTTGAAACAGTTGGGCTTTGGAAACTGAAACTCAATCAGAAGCTCAGAGAGATTCTTCCTTATTATAATCAGCTTTATGCAAGTGAAGAGATTGAATACAATCCGCTGCAAAATGTTGACAATATTCATAGTCACGAAGGTACAGATGTTGACAACGAAACAAGGAACTTAAAAACCGTTGATGATGGGCGTAGTTCTTATGATAGGAATGAAGATACAATATTACGCCATGACAGAACCACAACCCGTGGTAATGACACAAACACAAGAGTTATTGATTCCCCATTAGACCATTGGGAAATGTTTAGCGACACACCTCAAGGTGGAATCAATGGCGTACAGTTGGCAGGTGGTGTAAGTCAAAGTGGTACATTGTCAGACAATGCGTACTTGACAAATGCAACCCATATTACTGAAAGTCCTGCGGCTACCCACGATACGACACAGCACGGAAATATAGTCGAAACATTCAATAAGGATGGCGACAAGGCAGACCATGTTGATGCAGATGGTTGGGAAAAGACAGATAACACAAGCACACATACAGGCAATATCGCAAATAACCGCACAAGTAATTACGAGAAACATGAGCATGGGAAGATTGGTGTACAGACATATCAAGAAATGATTATGAAATGGCGTAATGCTTTTCTAAATATTGATATGCAGATTATTGATGAACTTGACGACTTATTTATGAAAGTGTGGTGATAAAATGTATACAGGAAAAGGGAACATCGAAAAACTCAGATTTTGGTGTTTTAAAGTTTTACCACTTGTCTATGATGATTCACTTTCATATTATGAAGTGTTGTGCAAAGTTAAAGAAAAAATCAACGAACTGATTTCAGCTACGGATGAACTTTCTGATGCAGTAAAAGAAATGCAGGAAGTTATAGCGCAGTTGCAGGAGTGGATTGATAATTTTGACACAACTGTAATTGAGAAGTGGATTAGTGAGCATCTTGCTAATTCGATATATGTGGAAATAAATGATGCAGGGTATTTTGTTATTTATGTCCCCGAGAGTTGGCAGGATATTACGTTCAGAACTAGCGGTTGGGATGAAGTGCTTGACCCTCCACTTGATTATGGACATTTAATTCTATATTATTGAAAGGAGTAGTTGATTATGGCTACAAGACAATATATTGGTGCTAGATATGTACCAAAATTCTATCAGAACAGCGTTGATGGTAGTGCGCAGTGGGAAAGCAATGTTGTCTATGAACCGCTTACATATGTTACTTTAACTAATAGTCATATGTATATTTCTAAGAAGCAGGTACCTGCCACAGTTGGCTCACCTGTTAACAACATTGACTATTGGCTTGACATCGGTAGTTACAATGGATTTATCGACCAACTGCAGGATGAAATTGACACAATCAATAACACAACAATTCCTGCAGTACAGGGTGAAATTGACACAATCAATAACACAACAATCCCTGCCGTACAGGACGATATTGCGCTTAAACAGAGTATCACTGATAATAATTTTGCTACAACAAGTAAAACTGTTGTTGGTGCTGTCAACGAACTTGATTCAGATATTCAGACTTTAGAAACAAGTGTTGATGATAAATTCGACAAGTTGGATGTAGCAAACAAAAAGGTTATTTTTGTGAGCGATAGCTATGGTTCTGTTGGAAACAGCTTTATCGACAAATGTGCTGAATATCTTGGTATAACAGATTATCAGAATTTAGCTGTTAGTGGCACATCATTTAAGGATAGCGGTTTCTTAGCACAAATTAGTGGCTATACAGGAAACAAAGCTGATGTTGATTTGATTGTTGTAGCGGGTGGTCTTAATGATGCAGAACTTGAAACATTAGATACACCACTTACAACCGCAATGACAGCATTTAATGACTACGTTGTTGCAAATTACACTAAAGCTAAAGTTGTTCTGTGCTATATCGGAAACGGTCTTGATAATGCAGTGCTATTAGATGGAAGGACATTAAATAAGCGTCTTTGGACAAGTTATCAATATCAGCTTTTTGCTGAAAGTCATGATTGGGTGTTTGATGATATTTCTGATTCACTGAAAGTAGTTTCGGGCTTAATGAATAGCGATGGAGTTCATCCAAATACGTTTGGACAGAATGCCCTTGGTGCATCATTAGCATCGGTACTTTTGACAGGAACACATAGCGTGCAGTATCCACCTTATCAGGTAGCGCCTACTTTTACAAGTCCTTGGAGTGCAGTTAGTACACTTAATTGGAAATTCAAGGTTAAGGATGGCATTGTTTCAATGCAGACACCAGCAGACAACTTGTATCTTAACTATGCTGGAGATATTACAGGTGGACAGACAATACAGATCGCTACACTTGCTAGTCTGTTCTTCAATAAGAAGTATGTCATTAAGGACGTTAATTGTAGACTTGATGGCTCTACAAACGGACTATTTTATGATACAAAATGTGACATCATTTTTGAAAATAATACAATGTCAGTGATGTTCACAGAAGTAAATTCCGCACACACTGGTTTTCTTAATTTCACTCGCAGCAGTGATTCTTTGC